CATCACCTGCTGGTAACAGGCAGGTTCAGCTATCTGACGGCAGGACAGTTAGCGTTGGTGGAAAGCTGCATGGCGCAGGGCAGAACGCGTTTTATGAAGGTCGTGATAACAATGGGAACGTCGTGCGCGTTCCGGCCAGCGCTATTGCGGCGCCAGCCACCTCCGCAGCATCAGCGGGTAACTATGCGATGGCGAAAGACCTCACAGCCATTGAAAACGCCAGCCCGGAGACGCTTGGATTTATGACTGGCGTGACCGGCGGCAATGGGTCTCCAGCATTCGGCGCTGACATACGCAGTCGCATCAGCGGTAAGGATGAGCGGCAGGTCTACAATGCTGCGCAGCGTATCCAGGGCAAGATGCAGAATCAGGGCATCGCTGCTGCGCGTGACATGGGAGCATCCGGTATCAACACCGTAGCCGAGGCGAAGATGTATTTTCAGGGTATGCCGCAGATAGACTTTTCCAGCCCCGACGCTGTGCAGGAGTCGGTGCGTAACATTCGTCAATACACCGACCAGTACAACCAGCAATACAATGTCAATGTTGGCGGTCGCGGCAGCCAGCGGTCTGCGCCTACAGTTGCGCAGTCCGCGCTACAGCCGCAGCAGCAGGCTGGCTTCTCTTCACTATGGGGTGACTAATGGCTAAGGCATGGAAAGACGTTATTTCCTCTCAGCAGTATCAGGCATTGGCACCAGAGCAGAAAGCACAGGCACAGGAGCAATACTTCAATGAGGTGGTTGCTCCTCAGGCCGGTAACAATGCAGAGCAGGCCAAACAGGCTTTCTATGCTGCGTATCCAAAAGGTCTTCTAGAAAAAGGCAATATCGACATCCACAACCGCCCGGTTGTTAAAAATCCTGATG